ATAATAAAGTCCATTTGCTACAACAGATCCAGCATCGTTTGATTCGATAATGACGTATGCTTCTTTATATCTTTTTGCCCATTTATGAATAATGTCTGGGAATAGTATAGGTGAGATTAAATTGCTTCTATAACAAGCTACTTGTCTGAACGGTCTAGTGCTAATATCAATAATATTGAATGTAGAATAATCCTGCCCACGACCTTTAGCGACATCCACTGTCATAATATAATCATGATTCTCTTTAGGCTCTTGATAAACTTTAACATCACCTACAACTACAGGCGATTCAGCTTTCATTCCCATTAAAACATCAGCAGAGATAAGTGTATTACCTGTACCGAAGAATGTGTTACCAAACTCCTGTTGGAACTGTAGTTCTGAAGTGTTAGAGATGGTTTGTCGCTTCCACTCTTCGTCTCTTCCTGGAACGTCCCACCAGTCGACACGAAACGGTTTAAATTCATTCGTTTCTTGTACTGCACCCTCATATAACTTATGAAAAATATTTCCAACACCATTGGCTGTTGAAGTAACAATTACACGGGAGGTCTTACCAGAAGATACCACAGGATATGTTGAAGTATAGAATGTAGTAGCATCATCAACAAACGCAAACTCATCAAGAAATAGCAGGTTAACAGAGAGACCCCGTATAGAGCTTCCAGAGGTCGCAGCAGCGATTATACGGGAATTATTACTAAATTCTAAGGAGCCTTTGTTAAGCGCCTTACAGCCTGGTTGTAGGAAGAATGGAATGTTCTCCAGCGCTAAAGTAATTCTTGCTAACATTTCACGGGCAGTTGCGCCCTTGTTAGCTAATACAGCAATCGTTTGATCTGGATGAAATAGTGCATACCAAAGAATGTAGATACAAGAAGAAATAGATTTACCAGATTGACGACATGCTAAAACAATCGAGAAGCGATTATTTTGAAAATGCTCGAACATATCTTTTTGATATGGATAAAGTTCGAACGGAACTAACCCTTTATCAAGAGAAATAACCTTTGCATACTTCTCAGCAAAGTATACAGGATCTTTCATACATCTTTGATATTCTTTAATATCTTCTTTGGTCCATGACTGCTGTACGCCATCACGTTTTACTTGAGCATTACCGAGATAGGTTTCATTCATTTAAAGTATCTTTTTGCTACCTTATATAAAACGTAGAACCAAACACCATTAATAATAGGTTCAACAATTGCATCGATTGCTGCAAGTTCCATCGCAGCGCCTGTAATTAAAAAATTACAGAGTGTCGCAATAAAAATATGACCGATTGTGTAAATAATTGCTAGTAGGATACTTGATTCGCCGATTAGTTTGCGAATAACATTTAGTATACCTCTACTCAGCTCTGTTATCTGGATTAAGTCTGTTATCCTCATGTTCAATCACCTCCGGTTCAGCCGACAACATTTTCTGTAAATCTGCTGTCGACCCTACAAATACATTATTTTGAGTAAGTTGTTTTTGTTGTTCTTTAGGTTTACTTAGATCTACTCTTTTCTTTTGTAGATCCATTAACTTATCATTTACATCTGACATTTGTTTAATCATACCAGATAAAACTTCAAAAGCTCTGGGATGCTCAGACTCTCTGGCGACTTCCATCATTAAGTCTAATCCTTCACGACCTTTATCCAACAGCTCATAGTAAGTTGCTCTGGAGTATTCAAAATCGTCTTTTATATCGGGCTTTTCACTAGTCATCTATTAAAATCAAATCGAATATCGCACCAGCGCCTGTAACTGCACCAGCCTTTGCTCTTACTTCCAAATCTGTTTTTTCAGGGAACTCTAATGGAATAGGATAATCATATGTTACAGGAACACCAAATGAACCAAATTGTCCTTTAGTGTTAAATGGTCTATCATTAGACTCCTTGGCCATAAATTTAAATATGGTTTCTTTATTTTTTTCCACAGACCCTTGAAACTGTAATAAGTAACCTTTTTTATCTGCGGGAACAGTATATAAAGCCATTAGGGTTTGGCCCTTTTCAGCAGAAATTGTTGCTAGTGTTTTTGAGTCGCCAGTAATATTAATATTGCCTGCATTGCCAGAATCCCCATCAGATGTTATCGTTGCCCTGAAGACTCTGTAAAACTGTGATGTTCCTGTATTACCAGCACTAGTAGCAATAATTGTTTCGGTCAAAGGTTGATAGTTTGCATCTAAACCTTCAATCTTGACTGTATAACCACTATCATTCGAATTAGCAGCTGTAACAGTTAATGTGCTAGATGCTCCGACAGAATCAATATAATCATATATACCTCCACCATCCCAAATGGTTTCAAAATTAATGTTTATTGCATCATTGAAACCAAATTTATTAATATGAGATACACCTTTGGTCTGACCATTCGCAATACGAATAGCTTCTGCTAATTGTGAATTGTCAAAATATCTAGATTTAGCTACCATTAAATGCTATCGCCTTCTCCCGGATATAAGAATGTTGTTGTAGTGTCAAAATCACTATCTGCAATAATATTTAGCGAAACAGGGTTTGGAACAACAGTAATACGCTCGAAGTGTTCAATGATGCCATTAGTGTCAGAGTCTTTAAGATCAACAATAGCCTTGCGAATAATCTTTTTATCAGCAATCGGCCCAAAGAACTGCGTTTTAATTTCAAA